TTAGCTTGGCCTGAACGGACGGGTCTTGCGGCCCTGCCAGTTGGCGCCCTGCTTGGCGCGTTCGCTTTCGAGATGATAGACGAACGCCGCCGGCAGCAGTCGGCGCTGCGGCACCGGCCATTGCAGGGAGAACAGCACATCGGTGTGTTCGGCGCTTCCCTGGTTCACGGGGTATCGCTTTCCCGCCGTGGCGTGCCAGAGCTGGAAGAACCCGATGGGGCACCAGCCGAACTCGTTGTGCAGCAAACGCGCGCCCAGCGCGCATTCCTGGTGCGGCTGAACGAGATACCGGTGATGGAACTGCCGGGCGAAGGCGGTGCTCTGTTTGATGCGCATCCAACTGGCGTGGCCCACCACGTTCACCCGGTCCGCGCCATACACGCAGCGCTTGTCCAGATGGCTCTTGTTGAGCATCGTGCGGAATCGGTCCGGCAGCACGATGTCGGCGTCCAGATGCAGCACCCAATCGAGGTGACGCAGGTGGGCCAGGCCGAGGTTGATGGCCAGCCCCTTGTTGAACTTCTCCCCGCGCATCGTCAACACGTCCGACTCCACGCAAGTCACGCCATGTTTGGCGCACACCTCCTGCGTGGCCTTGTCCTCGTGGCTGGTCACCACCACGAATTCATCGAAGTGATGGAGGTTGTGGGAGAGCGATTCGTCGAGGAAGTCCGAATAGTCCACGCACACCGTGACCGCCTCGAGGTGCTGGACCAGGGCGGCTACGGGTTCGCGGGAGGCGGGACCATCTGCGAACGGGAGTTCGGGCTGGCAGCTCATGTTCGGCGGTGCGGCTGGTGATGTTGGATCACTTCAGCGGCAGCGTGAGCTTGATGGTCTTGGGATCAGCCACCCCGCTCTGCACGCTGCTCTTGTTGGCATCGCGCGCGAAGAGAAGGGCCACGCCAGCGCCGAGCGCGGTGGCCAGGGCCTTCAGATGCTCCACATCGAGTGAGTTTCCGTCAGCCACACCGACCAGCACCTGGAGGATGCCGCCCAAGTTGTCGAGGATGGTATGCAGATTGGGCAGCAGGATGAGCAGGCCCAGTAGCGAGGTTTTCCAGTTGGTGAGAACCGGGCGGAGTTGTTTGGTGACGAGCCAGGATAGGATCGAGTTCATGCCTCGTCCGCCCTGTCAATTCGCCGCGTCACGGAGCAGGCAGGTTCGGATCGACCGGGATCACGTTGGGGTCTTTGCCGACCGGGGCGCTCTTGAGGTTCACCGCGTTGTCCCCGGCCGCCTTGAGATCCACGCTCTCCGCCGTGCGCTCCCACATCTTCACGGTCGCGCTCCAGAACACCGCGGACTTGCCCAGTTCGGTCAGCTTGCGGTCGGGATTGTGCGTGGCGTATTTGGCCACCTTGATCTTGAGCCCGCCCGGGGTGGTCATTTCCGCGTCGGTGGCCGCCTGCTCGCCCAGCAGCGAGGGCAGCAGCATGGCCGTCTCCGAGCCGCTCTGCGGGTTCTTGTGATAGTAGCCGACTGCGGAGCATGCCGCCAGGCAGGGCACCAGCATGGAGAGGATGAGCTGTTTCATGGCGTGGTTTGGAGGTCGCGGGCGATTGAGGCGCTGATGACGTCGCAAGCGTCCGGCGGTTGAGGTGCTGTATTGCACGCGGCGAGGGCGACTGCGGCCACCGCGAGCAGGAATCGGATCGTGTTCATGCACCGCAGGGGGTGTCAATTGGTGAACACTGCGGTGTTGGAGCGGCAGTCGATCACTTTGGCGTAGTGCGACAAAACCCGCATGTAGTTGAGTCTGCAGATGTCGTGCAGGAGAACCACACCACCCGGGTTGAGGCAGGTCAGGGCCGTGAGGACGCACTCCACCCGCCGCCGTCCGTCCACGAAGGCAAAGTCGAATGGCCCCTTGTCGATGACATTCGAGGCGTAGGCGCTGATGCGATTGTCGCAGCGGTGGTGTTCAAGGGTGATGTGATCCCCAAACTTTTGGCGGGCCACCTCCAGCCAGGCTTGGTCATGCTCGATGCTGAGGATTTCCGCCTCGGGCGCGTGTTTCAGCATGATCTCGGTGCTCAGGCCCGGCCCCCATTCCACGATGCGACGTGGACGGACCCTGAGCAGCCACTCGATGAGAACCGGTTTGAAGCCGTGCATCAGAGCACCCCTCCTTCGGCGAAGGCCTGGATCATTGCGGCGCGGCAATGCTCCAGCGTGGTGTGTTTCAATGCGGCAAGCTCGGCGCGATCCAGCATGGCGCGGAGCGCGGCCGACTCGCGCCCGGTCTTCCAATCAACGAGTGTGAGTTTCAAGGTGCGCAGATGTTTGACGGCATCCTCGATGCACGGTTCCGCCCACATCCCGCCCTGCGGATATTGAAATTCCTTCTGCGCCGTTTCGACGAGCTTGTAGCCAACCAGCCGTGCGTTGTCCTCGTTCATCCAGTCCATCGGCCCGCTGTAGGACGTGGCGATCACCGGCAGGCGTCGTTGCATGGCCTCAATCACATGGCGGCCGTAGCCCTCGGCCCGGTGCAGGTGCAGCAGAACGTGCGCATCGTCGAAAATCTCATCCACGGTTTCCGTAGTTCGCATGTCCACCGTGATGCGGGAGTCGCCGCCGATGGCTTCCGTGATTCGCCCCATGCCTTCCTCGCTCAAGTCGCGCGTTTTGAGCCTGAGCCGAACGGCCTGGTCCTTGGGCCAAGCTTCCTTGAACGCGAGGATCGAGTTGATGATGTTCTTCCGATTGAGCGATGAGCGCCCATCCCAGCTCACCAGCACGGTGAACGGGCCGCTTTGCTCGCGGCGCGGGCGAGTCGGAGCAGGCAGCCAGTAGGGAATCACGCGAACCTTCTCCGGGGGCATTCCCCCGGTTACGCACACGTCGCGCACGAACGAACTCGGCGCCCAAACCTGATCCGAGTTGGCGCAGGCTTCGAGCGATCCATCGGGCAGGGTGGTGGATTCCTGCACAACGCACCACACGTTGAACCCGTCCATCTTGCCGGAGCAGTCGTCGATCACCATGCGCGACAGGGGCCGGGCCGCCCACACGTTCACCTTGCAGGGATTGCGCCTGGCATCTTCCACCGTGGCGTCGCGCAGGTCCGGCCAGATCGTGCGCATCACATCCGCGTAGGCATGGCGGCTCAGCACGATGCCGCTCAGGCGATTCTTGATGAGGCCGATGATTTGTGCGGCAGCATTCGGCCGCTTGGAAGCCTCTGAGGGCGGCGCGAGGAACAAGCCGACCATGTTCAGGAAATCCAGAATCCGTCGAGCCAAATGACCGCGCCGATCAGGGTTCCGCCCGTGTATGGAAGCGCGATGTTGGAGATCACGAGCCGCAGCTTCTCGCCTGGGGCAAACGAGATTGCACCGGGAGATGACGAAACAAGCGCGAGCGCGCGCGGAATGCCCATGCTCACCGAACAGGAACAGTTGTATGTCACTTGAGGAGCGTTGTCCGGACCCAGCTTTTCGAGATATCCCGTGATGCCGGTGTCGCCGTTCATTCCGCCGCCGAGTTCATCAAAAGCGAATGATGCCCGGTAGAGTTCGAACGAATTGGGGAATGTAAGAAGCGGCGTTCCAATGGTGGCAAGGGTTCCGGTTCCGAGCCGAATCGGGATGGAAACCATGACCCCGGAGTTCTTGATGAACCACGTCTTGCCCGTTTGATTCTTCACCGCCGCGGTGTCCGTCCGCACGGTGGCCGCGCTGATGCTTGCCTGAGCATGGGCGGTGGTTGCGATCTTGGTTGAGGAATCGCCGGTTCCAGGAGTGGGGGCGGTGGGAGTGCCGGTGAGCGCGGGAGAGGCGAGCGGGGCCTTGGCATCGAGCGCGGATTGCAGCCCGCTGGTGTCGCCGATGACCAGGGCGAGAAGGGCCTTGAGCTGCGCCACGGTGAGGTCCAGCGGTGCCGCGTCACTGCCCGTGTTGTTGCCCTTGATTCTGTTCGCCGGCATCGTGGCGAGCTTCGCGTTGGTGATGGAACCATCGGCCACGGGGCCGTCAGCCACCCCGATGTTTGCCCGGGCCTGGGCCTTCTGGTCCTCCGTGAGAGTTTGCTCGTGCCCGTGAGCCACCCACTCATCATCGGGCGCGGGACCGGCTGCCGGCGTGCCGTCTTCCTCGTTGCGCAACGAATTGATGAGAGTCACTTCAAAGGGCTCTCCGTCCTGCCAGTCATCCGAATCGTTGGCACGGTAGCTGAACTGGCCTTCGCAGGCTTTGCTGGTGATCGTGTTGGCCGGACCCGAAGCAATGCCCAGGAGCGTGTTGATGCCTTCCGTTACTGCGTCGAAGGACGCGCGGTAGGATTGGGATTCCTCGTGCAGATCGGTCGCCGCGAGGGTCACGGTGAGCAGCGGATCGCTGTTGCGCCGGCCTTTTTCCTTGAGGGTGAAGAGCAGGGAGGCGGTTTCTCCCAGGAGCGCGGCGGCGCGGTTGTCACGCAGGGCCACCTGCAATCGTTCGGCGCGGGAACGCTCGACGCTCAGGGCGTGGGGGCCGACGGCGATGGTTTGGCGCAGGGCGAGGTCGTGGGCGAGGATCACGCAGCTGCAGGCGTGTCAAAGTTGCACGCAGGCCAGAATGCCAGATCTCCCACCGCTAGGCCTGCTGGCCGCAGGCCATGGTGGTCCTGCTGTAGATTTGGCCGTTGGCGTAGTCGCATTGCCCTGCGTGCCCGCGCATGCTCACGTTGACTGAGCGGGTGATCGTGGTGCCAGGCCTGTTGGGGATGTAGGCTGTCAGCGTGACGGCAAAAGCGCCGCTTCCTGGGATCACGGTGTAGCCGTCCACGCGATAGAACGGGTCGCTTGCTTCATCCGTGTAGGGCCACCACGTTTCGGCCGGAAGCGCGGTGATCGAGAATGTGAAATCCTTCGATTGGCCGCTGCCACAGGTGCCATGATAGATCACCTGAACACCGCAGGTGATCGTCACGAAGAAGAGGTCGCCCGGCGCGGATGAAAGGTAGAGGTTGCCGGCGAAGTTCTCAGTCTGCGGCGTGTTGGTGATGATCACCGCCGAAGAGCCGGAGCCGCTGATCGGGTATTGCGCCGGTGGACCCGCGAGACTCCAGGCGTTGAAGAAGATCGTGGGATTGAATGTGGGCGGATTCTTCTTCTTGGGCTTGCCGCCGCTCCCGCCTCCGCCACCGCCGCCGCCGACTCCGCTGAATCCGCCGCCCGATGTGCCGCCAGCCGGAGAGCCTATGTTGCCACCACCACCGCCGCCGGAGCCTGAAGCGCCGCTGCCGCCACCACCAGAGCCCGAGCCAGAGGTGCTGCTGCCGGAACTGCCGCTGCCATCCTCGATGATCACGCCCTCCTTTCCGGAATTCGGGTTGGTCGTGGTTGGCGCGTAGGAATCGACACCGGGATCGACCGCATCGCACGTCCAGTCAAGCGCCGCCATGTCCGCCGCGGTGAGAAGGACGTTCGTGATGATCTTCCCTGAAAAGTCGCTGTCGCTATAGAGGTAGACCCCCGGCTTCTCGTTCTCCGGGGCGGAGTAAAACCAGCGAAGATCGGCGTCACCCGCGGCAGCCACCTGAAAAGGAAGCGCGCTGGTCAGCCGCCAGATTGCCCGCCGCAGCTTGTATCCCTGCGCCATCCAATACATGGCCTGCCCGAAATCCATCCGGGAGTAGGGGAAGATCATGGTGCTCATGCCGCGATGAGGGAACGCTCGACGCTCACAGGGATGGAGCGCGAGGCTTTGTAGAACATCGAGCCGGTGCCGGTGTTGAGCGGGTCCGCGATGTAGCCCACCCGCAGTTCCATCCACGAGGGCGCCACGTCGTTACCGGCCATTGCGATGTCATCCAGGGCGGCCTTGACCGCGGTCGATTGCGCCGTGGTGTCCAGCACGAAGTAGAACCTGGCCGTGTCGTCCCGGCCCTTCACGGTGACGCCGCCCGTGGTGAGCACGATTGCGTCCTCCTCGTCCTCAACCTTGATGGCGGCGGTGAGGTATTGCACGACGGGCTGGATGCCCACGTCGCTCTTCTTAAACTTCACCGCAAAGATGATCTGGTCGCCGTTCTTGATCGCGAACAGGGGCTTGGCTGAATCGGTGCTCGATCTGCCGTCCACCAAGCTGACTCGCCCGGTGTCCCAATCGAAGTCCAAGCCGATTGCGGTGTCCAGGAGCGCGTCGTTTTCCCGCACGGCGATGGGGAAAATGAAGTCATCTGAATCTCCGGTGGGGTTGGTCGCCGCGATGGTGACCTGGTAGAAGCCAGCCTCCTCGGGTGTGCCGGTGACCGTGCCCACGACACGGTCCAGGGTCAGGCCTTCCGGGAGGGCGCTTTCCTGAATGCTGTGCGTGCCTGTGCCGCTGTCGGTGATGTCCTCCACGTAGGTCCGTTGGATGGTGCCGGCGGAGATGTCCGTGGTGAAATCCAGCGCCGATCCCCCGAGTGTGGCCGACACCTTGAGCGTCGTGGTGGTTGGGGTGCTTTGGACGTAGTAGAAAGCCGAGGCTGCGGTGAGGCCGGATCCGCCGGTGAGGGCGGGGAAATACACCCTGTCGCCCACACTGAGACCGTGGGCGCCGGTGGTGGTGATCACATCGGTGGAGGCCACGCCGGTGATGGTGAACGTGGCGAAGCCGATCAGTCCTGTTTTCGTGCTGACGAGCTTGGCGGTGCCCGCCGTCACGTCCACGTCGCGCAGGTAATACCACGGACCGGACAGAAGCGGCGCGGGCAGGGTGCCGATGCCGCCGGTGAGCGCGCTCGCTCCCCAGGAAAGCACGTTGCTGGTTTCGAGAGTCTGGTAGGCGGTGCCAGGAAGAATCGAGGTGATCGCGAACGCGTTCGAAGTGACCGAGGTTGCCGCGGTGACCTGGGTGTGGGCTGCCGCGCAATTGTAATCGGTGCCTGGCGTGCCGCTGTGGTTGATGGCCCGAATAAGATTGAGCAGCGAGTTACTTTGACCGTTGATGAGCACATCGCCTTCCGATGACGACGCGAGCGAGGTTTTGAACGTGTAGGTCTTGTTGCCGATGGTCACGGTGTCCCCATTGGCCGGCGTGCCGGTGCTGGTGATGGTGCCGGTGGCGTAACCCTCGCTGAGGAGGCGCACGCGCATGCCTTCCCTGAGCGTGAGGCCGGTGACGGTGATGACGTTGGTGGTGGTGTTGAGGGTGAAGGAGAACTTCGGCGTGCGTTCCTTCCAGGCCGTCGGTGAATTGGTGGCCGCCGGCTGATAGAGGAAACGCTCACCCACGAAGGGGGCGAGGATGCTGGTGAGGGGGCTGACGGCGGGAACAGGCATCTTGGATCAGGCGATGGGTTTGATGGTCGCGCGGCCCAGGACGTTGGTGGGAGCGGTGTCGTCGTCGCTCTTGTCCAGTCCCAGAATGCCGATGAATCCGCGCGGCTTCACCTTGGAGTCTTCCGTGTCGAACCGAGTGAGCCGGGCGCGGAGGGCGAAATTGGCGCTGGCGGGCGTGGAATCGCCGCCGGCCTCGCTGCCGAAGATGATCCTCTGGCTGGTGATGGTGCCGCCGATGGAGCGCTTTACCCGGCAGCCGAACGTGCGCGTCACTGGCGCCTGGGTGAGGATGAGGCGCTGAGAAAGCAGCGGGGTGGAGTCCCAGTTGATCGCGGCCAGATTCTGCCCCGTGGTGGCCGGAGAGGTGTCCTCAATGAACGCACCGTGCTCGATCACCAGCACGTATTGCGCCTTGGAGTCTGATTTGAAGAGTCCAAGCTCAAGGCCAAAGAAGAGCTCGAACATGAAGCCGGGCCGCAGCTCGGCGTCGTTCACGGCTAGGAAGAACAATTCCCTATCGAAGTCCGTGGGATAGAAGCTGGTGCGCGGCCCGCGCGCGATGTGGTGGATGCCGGTGCCATTGTTGATGATGTCGATGGGAGCGCCGCCCTCGGTTGCGCTGAGCTTGAACTGCTGGCCGTCCCCGATGGGGTTCACGAGCCAGTAGCCTCCGGTCGAAAGGGGGGCGGGCAAGGTGCCCGTGCTGCTGATCAGGACATACTGCCCCGCTGAGAAATTGACCTCGGCCGTGGCGATGAGATCGGTGGATGCGTCGCTCCAGAATTGATACGAGGGGAAGTTCTCATCGGCCGGATACCGTTCGAGGGCATACCACTGGCGGCCGTCCCAGGCCGCGAAGCCGCCTGCCGCCACTTCGCGGGTCTTGTGAGCGAAACCGCCGGGCAGGGAGATGGCCGAACCCGACACATTCTTGTAGAGCACCCCAGCGGTGCCGGGCGCAAGCGACACCGGCAGATCGGCGGCCGTGGCGGAGACCGCGTGCACTGCTGCGAACATTCCGCCACCCTTCGCATTGAGCTTCGATGCGTCCACGTCGGACAAGTCCTTGCCGATCTCGGTGGAGGAGCCGCGCACACCGAAGATTTCTGCGAAGGCCGGCAGCTTCCACGTCACGCCGGGCTGCAGGCTGCCGGCGGAAGGCGTGCTTAGGGGCGAGATGCCCAGTCGTGCGAGAATTTCGGTGATGCTGCCGCCGTGAGCATCGAGGATGGCCTCCAAGCCGTCGATCTGGGCGATGGTGTGGTGGTGAGACTGGAAAGCGCTCTTGGGACCGGCGCTGGTGATGAGCACCGCGAGGGCCGCGTTCGTGGGCACGGCGCCGAGCACCGTGATGGTGATGCTGTTGGCCGAGTTGATCACCACATTGTAGTCCTCGGCGATGGAGAGGAGCTTCCCATCGGGTTTGTTTTCACGCAGCGCGACGTGCACCGCCTCGGTGGCAAGGTTGTGATCCACCGTGAACACACTCACCGCACCGTCGCCCAGCGTGGTCTGATAATGCTGATTGCCGGTGATGACCTGGTCCGGAGTGAAGGGCACGTAGTCGCGGGGGAGCGGCGGGCGCAGCCAGTCCACATCAGCCTCGGTGCCCAGACCCGCCCAGTTGAGTTCGGCCTGCACGGTGACCTCGGTGCGGATTAGCGTGAGGGTGTTGGTGAGGTCGCTGTCCTGTTCGTCCTCGACCACGGCCTCCACTTCGAGCTGAAGCTTCACCTCGCCCGTGGCTCGCAGCGCGGCTGCCAACTCGGCCGTGTCCAGCGAGAGGGTGAAGGTGAGATCGCCTTCCGGGGCGTCGAAGATTTCGATTTCGAGCGGCGGCTGGTCGATGCCGCCCATGCTCCCGGTGAACTCGATGTGGGCGACCTGCGCGGCCGGGTTGGTGACTTCGAAGGTTCCGTCGTCATCGGCGAGACTCTTGAGGGCGTCGGCGATTTCGGTGGGGCCGTCATCGCGCGATAGCAGTGAGGTCTTCCCGTAGCCGCGCCGGATCTGGTAGGTGCCGCGGAACTGAGGCGGCACGTAGAGCCGTTGCACTTCATTCCAGCTGAACCCGTCGTTGGTGCCGCCGTCCTGCAGGCCGGTGATGGTGGGCGCGGGCGGCACCACACGGGCGCTGCTGCTCGTGCTGGCCACGGGCGCTTGGACGAGTCGAATCTCGTTGGTCCACCGCCCATCGAACTCGTAGGCTTGGACGCGCACGAAGCTCACGGGTTGGAGGCTGTTGTCCGCGATGGTGATTGGCGCTGCGCCGCTCGCAGTGCTGAACGTGATGAGCCAGCTTCCGTTGGAGGCGCTCACGCTGGCTGTGCCCAACCCCAGACCGGGCAGGGCGCTCAGGTCGTTGATGGCGTCGGCAACCACGTCGGCCGAGGCGTCCCAAGGAATCGAGGAGGTCACGTTCACCCCGGCCGCCGAGGCCGCGTTGCCGAGCTTGAGTTTGAAGCTGCTGGCGGTGGGTCGGGCGTCCACCGCTCCCAAGGAGGCTTTGAGCGAGCGCACGACGCGGGAGACTTCCGTGGCCGCGCCCAGGTAGGTCTGGGAGAAGCGCAGAGCGATCGTCACGTCGTCTCCTTGGACCAGCTTCGGCCAGGAGAACGCCGGGCCGCCCAGCGAGCCTGATACCGAACCGGAGACGAGATCGACGAAGAGAAGCGCCTGCACGCCTCGGTGGGGGTGTCAATACAGGCGCAGGATCGCGAAGCTCCTGGCTGGGATCGTAATCAGTGGATGCGATGGGGAAAACCTTGCTGAAAGACAAGAGCCGAGCCAAAGTTCATTAATTGGTCATCGCGGCTGATGGATGAATTTTTTTGAATGTCGCAAAATGAAACTTGCAGCCACGTTCGTGTTCGCATTCCTCCTCATCAGCGTGGCCGAACTGGTTGCCGTGACCGGTAGTGTGGATGCGTTTAACCCCGATGTCGGAGTGCCCTATGTCTTATCTGCAATTGTGCAGCCAGATGGGAAAATCGTCATTGGCGGCGCCTTCAGCAGCGTGGGGGGAACTGCGCGCAACAACGTTGCTCGGCTCAATGCAGACGGCAGCGTGGATACCACCTTCAATCCCGGCACAGGCGTGAACGGCGCAGTCCACTGTTTGGCCGTGCAGGTGGACGGGAAGATCTTGATCGGTGGCCGCTTTACAAGCATCAACGGCCAAGCGCGCAACAACATCGCCCGGCTCAATGCAGACGGCGGTGTGGACGCTACCTTCAATCCGGGCACGGGTGCAAACAACGCACCCGGGGATCCTTACGTTCTTAGCATCGTGGTGCAGATGGACGGGAAGATTCTGCTCGGTGGCGCATTCACAAGTGTGAACGGCCAGGTGCGCAACCACATCGTCCGGCTGAACGCTGACGGCAGTGTGGAGAGCACGGCGACCTTCGACCCGGGCACCGGTGCAGACAGCGATGTTAGTAGCATGGCGGTGCAGGCAGACGGAAAGATTCTGATCGGCGGGTCCTTCGACGCCGTGAACGGCCAGCTACGAAACAACCTCGCGGCGCTCAATTCTAACGGGAGCGTGGACACCACTTTCAATCCTTTTAATCCTAACACTGGCGTCATCGGTAGTGTCCTCTGTTTGGCGGTCCAGGCAGACGGCAAGATTTTGCTGGGCGGGGGCGACATCCTCCAGATAGCCGGGGCAAGTATCGCCCGGCTCAACGCCGACGGTAGCTTGGACACAACCTTCAATCCCGGCACCGGGGCGACCGGTGGGAATATCTTTGTCGAAAGTTTGGCCGTGCAAGCTGATGGGAAGATACTGCTGGGTGGTTACTTCAATGCCGTGAACGGCCAAGGGCGCCCCCATATAGCGCGGCTCAACGCTGATGGGAGTGTGGAGAGCACGGCCACCTTCAATCCCCGCCACGGTGCAAGCGACATCGTCGAAAGCGTGTCTCTGCAGGCGGACGGAAGAATTCTACTTGGCGGTTGGTTCACGAGCGTGGATGACACGGCGCGCAATCGCATCGCCCGGTTGGTCAACGACGCGGCAAACCAGACCTTGAGCGTTCCGAACTCGACGGAGGTGCAGTGGCAGCGAGGCGGCGCAGGACCGGAAGTGTCGCAGGTGACCTTCGAGCTTTCCATCAATGGTGGCGCGACTTGGAGTGCGCTCGGCAATGCCACGCGCGCGTCAGGCGGTTGGCAACTTACCGGCTTGAGTCTTCCCGCCCATGGATTCATTCGCGCGCGTGGTCGCACCACGGGCGGCAAGTTCAATGGCAGTTCCGGTCTCCTCGAGCAAGTCGCAGTGTTTCCGCCTGGGCCTGAAATAGCCGTCGAACAACCGCTGAGTGCAGACATTCTCGATGGGGGGGCAAGGGGATTTGGCACGGCGGTCGTGGGCAGCACTACGAGCCTTACATTCATCATCAAGAACGTTGGCGACCAAGACCTCTCTGGACTCACGGTCACCACGGACGGCGCGAGTGCCAATGAGTTCACATTAGCGGCCAGCCCGACCGCTCCAGTGAGCGGTCCGAGCGGGAGCACGACTTTCACGATTCGGTTCGCCCCAACGACTGGCGGTGCGAAAACCGCCGCCATCCACATCGCCAGCAATGACGCCGATGAGAGCCCGTTTGATATTTCCCTGACCGGCTTGGCGCTCTCATTCACTAACGATACTGACGGTGACGGGATGAGCGACGCGGCGGAGTTTCAGATGGCAGTGCTGGGTTTCGACTGGCAAGTGAGCCAACCGAGCCTAGTCGACGCACTTTACTCCAACGCGAATGGGGCGGGTCTGTTCAATCAAACCCAGATGGACGCAAATCGCTTGTTGGGCCGCAATGACGTGATCAACGCGCCGAACACTTACAATCTCTACACGCTCTCGCAGGTCCAAGCTCTCAACGTGGGCACTCCGCTGCTGCTGAAGGACCAGAGCACCGGCCAATTCAAGCTCACCATCGGGTTGGAGAAATCCACGGACCTGATCCACTATGCCCCATTCCCGATGACTGCTCCGCAGTCACTCATCAACACGCAGGGCAATCTGGAGTTTCTGTTCACCGTGCCGGACGATGCGGCTTTCTTCCGGCTGCAGACGTGGTGAGGAATCTCGCTGTGTTACGATGAAGTTTGTTCCGCAGCGACTCTGAAGAACCCCGGATCAAACGCCTCGCACACGTAGGGGAATCCCGGCTCCAGTGGAGGCGGCTTCTCCGCCTCGGCCTCATGCTTCGCCTTGAGCCGCGCCGCCTTGTCCAAACCGTAGCCGTCGCTCATACGCTCCAAAACCTCCCCTCGATGGTGTTGCGATCCAGGAACTGGGCGATGGCGCTATTGCCGTCGTTCACCTGCGAGAGCAGGAATTGATTGATGCGGTCGCCCACGCCGGCAGCGAGGCCCGTGTTCAGCGTGAGATTCTGCGAGTCGCGCGGCTCCAGCCGGTTGGTGGCGTGCAACAGGTTCCAGAACACCCGATGCTTCACGTAGGGCTGCCAAGTGCCATCGGGCGTGGAGCCGGATGCCGCACCTTCCGGCGACACGAGAAACACGCTGGCAATCCAAAGCTCGTCGCGTGGCGTGTCGCTCCAGTCTCCCATGAGCCGGGCGAGCGCATCAGTGGGGGGAGGCGGTGGCTCATACTTGGACGTCACCCGCAAGTAGGCACGCTTCCTGGCGTTCGGCGCGATCACCGTGGTCACGTTGTATTGGAAGATCACCCCGTCGGTGCCGTCGCTCTGGATGAACTGTGACGCGGTGGCCGGCCGATCCTGGTAGAGCACCACGTCCAGCGCGCGCAGCAGTCGCGCCTTGGTCTGATCCTCGCTCGTGCCGCTCACGCTCTGGATGATCCCATCCCCGCCGCTGGAGCCAAGCTTCGGTGGTTGTCCGATGCCGAGCGCCTCGAAGAACTTCGGCACCGGCTCGAAAGAGAAGCTCACGCTGCCATCCTCGCCCGCACTCGACCCGGTGGGCGTGGCATCCGCGCCGATACTGCGCCAGCTGGTGAGCGGCAGGCGGGGTGATTCAGTCAGCCCCACATCTGTTGGATGCGCATCCAACTGCACGGTGGCGTCCAGGCCGTTCACGAATCCCGGGTTGATCGAGGCCATCCATTGCACGCCTTCGGCGTCATACCTCGGCGTGATCTGCCAGGGATGCTGCCAATCGCCGTTCTCCAGCAGGGTGACGTCACGGATGCGGTTGCGCTGGAGATGCTCGATGAGCTTGTTCCACGCGATGGCGAGGATGGAGCGCACGATCATACGGCCCAGAAAAAATGCCGCCCTGTGCCTGTGTTGCCTCGGACGAAGCGGTGTTGCAGGTTGTGGTGCGTGATCTGAAACACGCGACGGACGCTTGCCTTGTCCTCATTCCAGACCAGCATGGCCAGCGGCTGGAGACCAATGCCCGCACCATCGTCAGGGAACCCGCCCTCGCTGGACTTCGGATCAAGCGTGGCCGTGTGGATGATGGTGAGCGCGGTGGTGTCCTTCGGATTCATCACCCCCGTCTTCAAATCCACCCTGGCCTGCACGCACACCCAGGAACGAAGCTCCTTGCTGGGGCCACCGGTGAGCTTCAGTTGCGGCGGCGGCACTTCCTTGCCGTCGTCATCCAGCCCGTCGATGCCCACGCCGTTGATCTGCGGCACGAGGTTGTTCACGCTACCATTGCCCACAATGGCGATCTTCTCGCTCACTCCCACCTTGAAGGGATGATCCCACGCGTTGCTCCGCACGTCGGCCACCACGATGATGCCATTCGGAGTGCGATTGAATCTCACGCCTCGCCCGGTGAAGAACCGGAACAGCACCGGCAGCTCCTTGAGCAGCCGTTTCACGAAGGGCTCGATGGGATCGCCGCGTCGAACCTTGAGATCCTCCAGGTTCATCGCTGGATGAGTTTGTAGACCGCTTCCGGCCAGCCGCCCTGCGCGCTGAGCATGAGTTCCTCGGTGATCTCATACATGTTGCCGCGCCTGGCCACCTTGGGCGGCATGAAGAGCCAGTCGCGGCCCGATGGCGTGGGGAAGTCCCCGGGGAGGCCGTGGACGATGGTGCCGATCTTGTTGAGAAGGCCGGCGGGGAACACGCGCCGCAGGTAGGTGTGGCGGAACACGGCCTTGGTGACCAGATAGGTGGTGAGGCCGAAGAGCGGGTTCTTGTCCTGCTTGGCGCCTTTGCTGCCGCTGAGCCCGCCGCCGCTGCTGCCTTTGGAACTGGGCAGCTTTTCCGGGAACGTGATCTTGCCATCGCCACCCACAGTGCCGCCGTAGGCTGATTTGATGGCCTCGATGTCTGCGTGGCTCTCGATGGGCTCCTCCCCGAAGGACGAATCAAACTCGTAGGTGTCCTTGTCGCCGTTGTCGGATTGCGCGCCTTCGTAGGAGATGTTCACTAGGAACTTGCCCGCTTCGTGATCACTCCATTCTCTCCGGGTCTCGGGCAGGCCGAACACGGAGGAGGCACCCACAGTGAGCACCTCATCCAGCGTGGCCACGATCCAAGGCACGGTGAGAGCAATCAGGCCGCGCTCGTCGCGGCTGCCTCTGAGTCCCTGCGTTTGTGTGGGGAGTGCCATGATCGATCAGGAAAATCTTGGCGTGGAGTCAATCGGCCTGGCGACGGAGGGAGGCGCTGGCGCCGCGGAAGGCTGCCTGTCTACCAATCGGTTGATGCCCTGCTTGATCTGCTGGAGCTCGGTCGTCTGCTTCTTGCTCTCATCGAGGATCAGTTCATTGGCGGAGCGGCCCATGATGAGGTTTACCGCGGAGGCCAGCGCGCCGGGTGAACCGCGCTGCTGCCCTTCAAAGGGCGCGATCTCCGGCGTCCTCCCCGGCGCGGGCTTCTTGTTCTGGTCCGCATCAGCTTGGTTCTTTTTCGCCCGTTCGTTGATGCGCGCGATGGCCTCACCAATGCGAGCTTTCTCGCCGCTAGCGTCCATGATGGACCCAGTGTCGTTGTAGCCGCGTTTGAAGGCGTCGGCGATCTTGGCGCCGGCGTCGGTGAAGCGTTTGGTGGCAATATCGACTGGCTTTTCCAGGTTAGTGGCGGCGGCATCCGCGTGCACACCGGCCTTTCGGTCGAGCGATTCGGCATAGGCGCGGGTCTTTTCGTTGGCCTTGCCCACCGCGCGACCCACGCCCGGGATTTTCTTGATCTCATCAAGGATGGCGGCGATGCCGTGGATCATCGTCGCGGTGAAGGCCAGAGCCATGGAGATCAGCGCGTGCCCCAGGCCTTTCCAGAAATCCGCGGTGGTCACGATGGCGACGAGCGCGATTGCCGATTTGAAGGCCTCGATCATGAGCTGGCCCGCCGCCCGGATCGCACCCCACAACCCGGCCCACAATACGTTGATCCCTTCCTTGAACGCGGCCACCAGTCCGTCACCCACCAGAGCGAGCATGTCGCCCGCCGTGAGTTCCTGAATGGTGGCTTTGATGACCTGAAACGCTTGCACCATCGCGTCTCCAAACCGCTGCCCGATGCCGGCGAGGTCGATCTTGTTCAGCTCATCGAGGAACGGTTGCAGGGCGTTCACGACGCGCGAGCCCATGCCCACGAAGAACCCCTGCAACTTGTGGAACGCGCCGTTGATGATGTCCGAAGCCTTGTCGAAGTCCGCCGCGCTCTGATCGAGGATCTGTACCTGATCTCCGAGCATGGTCTTGGCGTCAGCCAGGGCCCCGCTGTCGCCGAACACGCTCATGAGCCGGGCACCGGTCCGGCCAAAGACTTGCATCGCGGTGGCCGCACGCTGAGTGGGGTTCTGGATGCCCGCGATTGCCGCGCCAATCTTCTGGAAGGCCGCGCTGGGATCCATGTTCGCGAGCTGGGCGGGATCGAGGCCGAGCTGCTTGAACACGCTCTCCTGTTCGCTGCCGCGCTGGGTTCCCGTCGCGATGCCCTTCTGCATCTTGTTAATCACCGCGCCCACGTCCTCCGCCTCCATGCCGGCGTTCTTGAAAGCGGTTTGAAGCAGGAGCACCTGGCCCGCCGTGCTGCCGATCTGGGCTGACACATCCACCAGATGGCCGCCCAAATCGAACGCGCCCTTCAATCCCTCCGCTGCGTCCTTCACCAGGCCCACCGCGCCGCTGAGCGCGCTTTTGAATGCGTCGGCAACGAGAGTTCCACCGGCCACCGAGGCGATGCCCTGAAACAGGCTCGCGCCCAGACCAAGGCCCGTTCGCTCGGTGTTGGTCTTGAAACCGCGCAAGCTCTGCTGCGCCGTTTTCAGGGCGCTCTGAAATTTGGAAACTTCGAGTGCGAGTTCTGCGGTGATCGCGGCCATGACGGCAAGTGAGTGTGATCAAGTTTTGAATCCCGCCTTCTGCGCCTGTTCCGCGTGGAACTTTTTCAAGCGGCGCTCGATCTTGCGTCGCTGCTGGTCCACGGCCCATTGCAAGCGACTGCGGAGCTGGCTGATGCTGCTGGCGTATTTCACCTTGTTGGTGGCGATGATTCGGATGCCTTTGTCGGTGATGATGATTTGCAGGTCGCCCGGTCCCTCGTTCTGCCAGATCCAAGCCGCAGGCTTCACACCGAGGCGCGCCGCGGCTTCGTTCCATCCTGATGCGAGGAAGCCCACCATCGCCTGCTTCCTGGCCACGTAGGCTTTGAAGGCGTCGAGTGGCACTGTGATACGCGGATTCACTTCGCGGCGCACGCGCCCGTCGCGCCGCCGGGGCTTGATGAGCGCGGCCACGTCGGTTTCCTGCGGATTGCGCTTCACCGGGCGCACCACCTTGAGCACGTCAGCTTTCACGTTGTCGCGGCCTCTTTTACGCGCCTTGCCGCTGCCCAGCTTGGGACGGCCCGGAGGCGTGACCTCGAAAAGGTTGCGCATGATGCCGCGTGCTTGCTCTTTGAGGACCACCACGGCCTCGCGTTTGGAACCGGCCATGAACTCGCTCAGCGCTCGGTTGAACGCGTCCGTGTTCAGGGTGAGTTCGCGCATGCCACGATGCGGCTGTCAAAATTCCTCCTCAGGCGGGACCAGCATGGGAGCTACCAGCGCTTCGAGGCGCTTCAACTGGTTCACCGGACCCGGTCCCGGCTCCACGGTCCACGCGAGAGCCGAGCGCAACGCGCAGTGGTAATACTGAAGTGCGCGCGGCAGAGGGAGTTCCCAGAGCAGGAAGCTTTCGCTCCAGCCGGTTTCACGAGCCAGGGTGAACACGATGCTCGCCGTCCAGCCTGGCTCTAGGATTTTGGGGGCGCGTCACGGTCCTGTTCTCCACCGGGCTTGGGCACGACTTCCACCGCGGCAGCGGCGGCGAGAGAAGCGATGCGGCTGATCTCCGCGATGAGGCTGGGGATCGTGTCCACCGACAGGTTGAACTCGAACTCAGCCACCGCGTCCTGCCACGTGCCGACGCGCACGGCGGCCAGAACGTCCTTCAAGGGGGCGCTTTGCATCCAGGCAAAGGCGGCGATCTGGCGCTGTCGTTCTTCTTCGCTGAGGTGTTCGTCGGCCTGCGGGTCGGTGAAGAGCGTGAGCTTCAGTTGTCGGCAAAGATTCAGGGTGCCCAGCGAGAAGGGCCGCAGACGGCAGCCGGCTGCATGGGTTGGGGCGCTGTCCTCCGCGAACGCGGCTTCGAGTTGGGGCAGGCGAGGATCGCTGTTCATACCTGGGCGAGGATGCGGGCTTTTTCTTCGGCGGGGGCGTCCGCGGGGATGAACGCTGTCGACCTCCCCTGGCGGATTTTGAGCAGCGGCTTCATGTCCCGGAGAGTGCCGCGCAGCTGCGTGAGCTTCTCCCACATCAGGCGCATGTAGGCGATGGGGTGGTCGGGATTCTTGGAGCACCATTCGAGGTCTTCGAAGCGGGTGCGAAATTCCTCGATGCTAAGGGTTTCCTCGCGAAAGCTCCGGCGGAACACGATCTGGCTGCGATCATCGAATCCCCAGGCGAACTCGCGCGCCGCCATACCTTGCTTCTCCTCCACCGTGTCGAGCAAAGGCTTGTCGCTGGAGAATCGAGCACCGCTGGTCAAAGCGGCAGCCACGAGGCCGAGCGTGGGAGAGAGGAGCGGTGCGCCTTCTCCACGGATGAATCGGATGGTCTGGCCTTCTTTCATGGCTTAACTCGCTGCCGGGAAGTTCACGCCGGCCACTTTCCATTCGTTCCAATCGTCGTTCTTCTCGGTTTCGCTCACCTGCTTGATGATGGTTTTGCCACCGCTGATGCCCTCGATGGCAAGGTCACCGTCGCTGCCGAGGGCGAGTCCTTCTGGCAGGTCGCCCTTGCCCTCGATGGAGAACTCGAACATGGGATCGCGCGCATCCCCTTGGGCGAACTTGCCGTCCTTGTCGAGCAGCACCTTGTCTTCGAGCTTCTTCTCGATGTCGAACTTCTGCGCCAGGGTGGTTCCCACGCTCTGGATGCCGATCTTGGTGAAGTCTGCGGGCATGGCGGGGTCAGGCGAGATTGCCGTAGGCCACGGCGGAGATTTCAAACTCGGGGCGCTTGTCGTTGGATTCGGTGCGCTTGGCGGAAACGATCTTCACCACGTCCACTGCAAAGGCACCGGCAGCCACCGACGCAAGCACCGGGTCACCCTGGCCTTTGGCGGTGATCTTGCGGGTGATCAGGGGCTTCGCGTCAGCGACCACGGTGACGCCCAGGTTGTTCTTCACCGAGTCGATCTCCACCGAGCTTTCGCGGGAGGTTTCGTGGAGGTAGCCGCCGGCGGGGGCGGCCACGCCGAAGCTGTTGATGGCTCCGATATGGGCGGGCATGCCCCTGAGCGGGTGTCAATTCGCGCGTCAGGCTCGCTGCAAACCGAGCGTGACCGGCAGCGTGGTATGCCAGCGGTCGTCTTCCTGCGAATCCTTGGGACCGTGGCCGAACCAACCTTGCACGGTACAACTGGAGGCGGCCTGCACCGCGGCGGAGATCGCAGCCGCATTCGCCGGATTAAAGGCCTGTTCCACGGCCGCCACGAGATTTCGATGAACCTCCACGTCGTTGGTGGCCACGGCACGGGTGGCGATGATGAGTTCCACGTCCCCGGTGTAAAGCGGCCCCACGTCGTGGCGTGCTTCCTTCACGCTCACGATCACCGCCGGCTCCGTGCCAGGGAGCAGTTCGCCGCTGGTGCCGGTATGAACCGCCGCGGTGACGCTGCGATCCGCGAGGAATGCGGTGATGAACGCAGCGAGGCCCTGTTCGATGGCGGAGGTCATGCGGCGATGGTGAGCGTGATGATGGGGTGGCCGGGCTTGTGGCTGATCGCGGTGATTGCGTAGGGCTTGCCGTCCAGAGTGATCACCTCGCCGTGCTCGGGCATGGTTTCGAGCTGGCTGCGCAGCAGCTTGACCGTGAAATTGCCCTGGGGCAGGAAGCCGCCCGATTGCAGGTCCACCTGCACGTTGGGATCGCCGATGAGGGCGCGGTAGGTGCGGTTCTGCCAGATGATGTCCACGCCCGTCTCATCGAGGAGGCTGGCGAAGTCGGAGGCGATTTCGGCGAAGATGTTCATGCTATCGAACGTGCGTCAACCCGACTGTCACTTGCGTCGCTCCAATCTCGCGCGAGTCTATCCGAACACGGGCATGAGCGAGATCATGAGAAAAGTCTCCGTCGAGGAGGTCGAGCGGGAGTACCTCGTGGAGATAGCAAGCGAGGACGGCGCGCGCATTGCGCGACCATTCGGTTACTGCCATCAACAATGGCTCGATCTCCTTTCCAAGAAGCAGGACGGCGATGAGCTTTGGATCTCTAAAAGCCATCCAGAAGCATGGATGAATCTGGCCGGTGCCGAGGGAATTGTGCTGATGCGCAATGGCCAGGCCGTCGACAGTATAATCCTAGGCATCAGCTGAGATTGCGCTTTTTTGAGAGCGGGTTACAGATACTTGCCCGCTCCCACTCTGCGCCGTGTTAAAGGTAGGTGCTTGGTGCGTAGGCCCGTTGGATCCAATCCTCTGGCGGGTTCACCGGGCCTCTTCGATTCAACATGCAAACGCCCCGGCCAGCATCGCTGCCAACCGGGGCGCACCCGAACCGAGGAACGCCGAAGTCCTCGAAAATCAGAACACCAGCGCCAGCGTGAACTTCTGGGCCGTGTTGTTGCCGCCCGCCGCATCCACCGCCACGTTCGCCCGGAGATACTGCCGCGCGTCGGACGGCAGCCGCACCTTGCGAGTGGCCAGGGCCGCGCCGGCTCCGCCCGCACCCGTGAGCTTCAGAGGCTGCAGGGCCGCGATGGCCGCAAACGTGATACCGTCTGCCGAGTCTTCGAGCGTGGCAGTCGCGGATTTCGTGTCGGCCAGCGAGGGAAGCGCAGGGAAGCTCATTTCCACTTCGAAATGAGCTTCCTGGCTCGGTCCCTGGAGCAGGTCGAGAGCTTCGGTGGCGGCGCTGGCGCCTGCGGCTGGCAGGGCGAGCGTCTTTATGAGGTTGGCGTCTTTGAGAAGGTGCATGGCGGGTTGAGAAGAGAGATGCGGGGTTGGGTTGCCGGTGAAGATCAGGCCTCATCGCTGGCGATCGAGGACGTGCGGATGATCGGGATGCCTTCCCATTCGGTGGGGAGGGGAGCGGGGATGCCCGCCGGGTTGGTGGCGGTGCGACTGGAACGCAGTTGCTCGCGCGACCGCCCGTTCATGAAGATGTGGGTGGGTTCCATGCCGAACTCGGTGAACTTCTCGTAGGCCGAGTAGAGCAGCGCGTCGGTCACCACCTTCTTGTTCGCGCCGCTCTCCTCCACGTTCTTGATGCGCACGGCGCAGTTCTTGTTGGCCAGGCGCATGCCCACACGACCCGTCATCCAGTTGGTGTAGGCCTTGTAGGGATCGCCATCCGCGTCATACACGGTTTCGAGATCCCAGGTGTCTTGCAACCGGATCGTCTGGTTGTTGCCGAACAGAAATTCCACGCATTCGCGACCGAGGCGCAGGAACCACACCGAGGTTTTGTTGCCCGCTCCTCCGGCATCCACCGTGTGGGCCGTGTCGCTCTTGCACTGGGCGAGCAGGCCGGGGAAGCCCTTCGCGTCGTTGCCGGTGCCGTAGTAGAACTGCGAGCCAATGTATTGCATGGCCGCTTCCATCACGCCGGCGGTGTGGTTTTCGAGCAGGCGGCCCTTATCGCGCGCGGCGTCCACGATCTGCGCGTCCACGGCCACCTGGTGGTCGAGGATGTGCGTTTGGAACGTGCGCGTTTCGTAGGTGGACTTGCTGCGTGCCACGCCTTCGTTGGCGTTCCGGAAGCTGACCGAAGGAAGACCAGTTCGCACCGTGAGTTCCATGGTGGTGCCCATGATGGTATCCGCAGGGACGACCCGGAGCTCGGGGGCGAGCTTCACGGCTTCTTCGATGAGCGGGTAGCCGATGCCGGCGTCCAACTTGGCGAGATCAATGAGAGTGGGGACAGACATGACGAGGATGGTGGGAGGTAAGAGGGATGGCGGTGATTAGCTCTGAGCCTGGAATTGCCGATTCCACACGGAGGCGGCCGAGGGCGGAGGCGCAGCGGGGTTGTTGCCCTTGGGAGTGATCTTGGCGGGCACCGGACTCCCCATCTCGGCAGCGATCTGCGCGGCTTTCAGGGCGGCGCGCTTTTCGAGATCCTGCTCCCGGCTCCGAAGCTCGGTGATCTGCGTTTCGAGATCCTTGTTGCGCAACGAAGTGCGCTCGGATTCGCTCTTCGCCTCGATGAGCTGGGTGCTGAGAGCATCGCGCTGTTTGGCGAGTTCCTGCTGGGCTTCCTGCACGGCGGTTTCGCGCTCCTGCAAGCGGGCTTCGTATTGGTCGGCCTGCTGGGAGGCTTCGGCGAGGAGGATTTCGCGGGCTTTGGCGTCCACCTCAAGGGAAGTGACGCGAGCCTGGGCTTCGGTGAGTTGTTCTTCGAGAGTTTTCATCGTGGCGGATGACCACGCCGCCGTGTCAACTTTGCGCACATGCAGGGAGTGCAGGCGCGAGAGGGCTTCGCCGCGGTTCTTGACCATGCCGGCCAAGTTGTTGCGCTGGGCGCTGCGGGCGCTGAAGCTCTGGCCCTCCATCGCGTCATCGGGAATCTTCCGACCTCGCGCAAGCACCGCGCTGCGGAAGTCCCTGGCGATCTCTTCCACCTCGCTTTGCAGGAGCGTGCGTTGTTCATCTGTGAGCGGCACGCCAGGCATGCCCATGCTCTTGAACTTCCCTGCGGCAAACACCTCGACTTTGAGCCCTTCGTTCTTCAGGGCTTCGGTGTCGTCCACGTAAGGCAGGATCACGCCGATGGATCCGACGCGGGCGCTGGGGGATGCGTAGATGGCATCGCACTGCGAAGCCACCCAGTAGGCCGCGCTGCACATCTGGCCGCCGGAGTAGGCGTATACGTATTTCTGCTGAGACGCATCGGCCACGGCTTGCGCGAGCTCCGGCGTGCCGTTCACCGTGCCCCCGGGAGAGTCGATATCGAGCAGGATGGCTTCCACGTCGTCGCGCTTGGCAGCCTCGTTCACCGCGTCCATCGCCTCCTCGATGTCCAAGGCATCGAAAAGCAGTCGGGAGATGACGTCCGGCCTCCGCATCATCGGGCCGTGGAGCGAGATGATGCCCACACCATCTTGGACGGAGAGGAGCGGATTGCCCACCGCCTCGGGCAGCTTGACCTGGTTGTCGAAGAACCCGAACGCCTTCGTCGCCATCGCCCGGAGGGCTTCGGGCGCGATGAGCCAGGGCTGGCGGCGCAGCAGAAAATCAAGAGCGGTCACGCCGCAGGGCGGGTGTCAACGGTGTTGACGGTTCGCTCGAGTCCTCCCATGCTTTCGTGGTATGGGCGGGCGTGTCGAACGATGTGCGCTGTGCGGGCGGGAATCCACGGCCGCGAGGCTCACGAATTTTTTGCGGAAATGCCGGATATTGGACAACGGCAAGCTGGACCGCGAATTGTATCACCCGAGGATTTACGACGGATGGCTGCCGAGAATCCTGGAACGCGCAGATGAGAACGGGGAGTTTTGGCTCTGCACCGGCCGCACTTGTTGCTTGTTGCGGTTTGACCGGCAGCTCGGGCGGTGAGATTTCCCGCTCGCGCGGGAACAGCGCGCTGCAGGGGGCCTGGTTGCCGCAGGAAGGCCACTCCCCTGCGATGCTCCCGAGCGCGAGACCAGCTTTGTGGTGCCGTGGTTTGGAATGGGGTCGGCAGGACTGATGATCCCGGCGGTCGGCCCCCCAGAGGCGCTGCGCTGACCCAAAGGAAGCGCATAGCGCGCGCGTTTCCAGTTTCAGCTGAAACGCGCTCTCTCTTTAGAGAGATAGGAATTCGTTTCTCAGTTCCCAGGGAACGCGAGAAACTTGACCCAAAATTCCGTTCCCTGGGAACGAGCTTAGTTTGCAAATTACTGGCGTGAAAAGAGGTGTCGGCGTCGGTTGATTGTGAAAATCTGGAATAGATGCGATTCGAAAGAATTGCGCGATACCTACGTAGGTTCTCTACCCAGAAACATAATGGAGACACCCGAGGACGAGCCCAGCAAGCCAATCTCAGAATACCAAAAGATCGCTCAGGAGCGGTTGAAGCAGCACATTGACAGTTGCCCAAACTGCTACTCGGAGTTCGATCTATGCGCCGAGGGCTACTGGCTGCGGAAAATGGCTGAGTTGCCGTGAGAACAGATTGTCGGCGTGCTGTCGCTGTGCCATTATAATGTATGGCAAAACGTCGCAAGGCAGCGCCCGATCTGAACCAGGAGATAGCCAACGCGCTTGGAGCGGCTACGGAGACGCGGTTGCCAAAGGCTGGGGAGCACTTGCTGGCACGCGACGAGGCGAAGCGGGAGGTGGCGGGAGCAAAAAGGAAAGTCCGAAAGGGCTGACTTCAAGGACTAGGTGTGTCGGCGCCCGCTCGGCACGCACAGCGGTTGATTTCTGCGAGGATTTGGCTGGCCGGTTTTCGGGCCACGTCCGACGGTCGCAACGCCGGCAGCGACACGTGAAAAGACCACTTAACTTCCATTCTGGTTCCCAGCCCTTTCTGCGGGAGTGTTCGGGGTTGGGTCGGCTCCACCAGAGGCCGTCAGGGAAGCGGCATCTTGGCTCTGGACCCCGGACGGTTTCCAAAGCATGTCGACCGGGAGGTCATATTTCTTTGCGGTGTCGAGGATCAGGCGCGCATCGCGTGCCCGCCGCTCAAGCTCCTCGCCGAAGTCCGCGCCGAGTTCTTCGTAATGGTCGCTGATGGTCTTCAGGCCAATTTCCACGTCCGCCCGATTCTGCTGAGCCTCGCGCCCGGCGTCCACTGTGATCCGGCGCGGGGTCACGCAACTTATCTTCCACCAGCCGGGCATCGCAGGCAGTTCACCGCGGTCAATCGCATCGCCGATCACATAGAACCACACCGGCTTGATGAGCCGCTGGATCAGAATCATCTGCCGATATGAAAATCTCCGGTCCGCCTTGGCCACGACAAGCCGCACCCCCGCGCCACCGATTTTGCTCGAATCTGCGCAGAACTCGAACGGCAGAATTCCCAGTGCCGAATCCCTCCGCAGATGCTCCAGAAACCCGGTGAACGTAGGGCTGGGCCGCTTGGACTCGAACGATTCAATGTTTTCATTCGGCTTGAGCGCCACGAGCTTGCCACCCACGACCTGCTGGAGTGACGCGGGATCGCTGACCTCCCCGGCGTCTGTTGGATTCGCATCCAACTGGAAATCGCTGTCGTCCAACTCCCCACGCTCGGTCTTGAGCACGCGCGTCACATCGCAGTTGTCTTTGACCGCATTCTTCTCTAGCGCAATGAGTTCCATCTCGTCGATGACGTGGTTGATGGAGTGTTGGATCGTGGGCGCGTTGCGGACGGCGCTGGCATACTCCGGTTCAAACACGTGGAGCATCTGGGAGGCCGGCACATCGCGCGTGTTGAGCGCGGTGTAGTTGCCGAGGATGCCGGTGTCTTCGATGACGCGGAAGGCATAGGGGGCGCCGAATTCATCGAGAAGCAGGCCATCGGTGGTGTCCCTTGAAAACACCATGTCACCGACCCGGTGCGCCTCGATCAACTGGATGGCGGGAAACCCCAGCCGGTCCCTCGTCTTGAGCACGAAGTATTCGCCGTCCACGTCCATGCCGCGGCAGATGATCGCTTGGCATTCCTCGAAGCTGAAGCGGCCGGTGATTTCGCAGCGCGAGGACCACTGCTTGAAGTAGTCCTCTGCCATGCGGTTCCACGCTGGGTCAGGCGACTGCGCCTGCGGACGAATGCCATCCCCGGTGGAGTAAATGGCCATATTCCCCACCAATTCTTTTACGAAACCCGAGTTCTTGTGCAGATAGCGGGAGCGGCGGACCAGCTCCCGGCGCACGGCAAAGGACAGATCGAACTTCGCATCACGCGGAGCCACGCCCGGCACGGGGCTGCGGCGCGGGGAGGCGTTGGCTCCCTCATACACGAACGACCATGCCTTGGGCAGCAGAGCCTGCGGCAGCCAGCGCTGCGCGAGTTGTTTGAGCCCGTTCATTTGTGGATCACTCCCGCTCGTGAAACCAGCACGCGACGGCGGGGGCGATAGGTGGCCGGATCGAGAACGCGCAGGGCGTGGGCGCATTCCTCCAGCGTTTCCTTCACGGTGAGCGCGAATTGCTTGGTGACCGACGACCCGCTGTCGTTCCACGACATGATCGTCTTGCCTTCCAGCAGGAGCTGCTTGGCCTTGGCCTGAATGGCCCTGACTTCCTCAACCGTGAATCCGACAATGAAGAGTCCCTGCGCCATGCCGCAGGCGGGCTGTCAACGCCGCTCCTTCACGTCGCGTTTGATCTCGTCCACCGCGAGCCGGATGTAGTTGAGGTCTGTCTTGAACACGTCGGTCGTGCGTTCCAGCATCTGAATCTTGATGTCGTGGGCTTCGAGCCGGGCACGGTCCTCGGAACGCTGGATTTCCATGTGCTTGAGGGTGGCCGTGTGCACGCCCCAGGCCGTGCCGCCGGCAACGACCAGCGAGAGGATCTGGACGATGTGGCCGAAACTGATGGTGGCTTCGTAACGGGGCGCGGTCATGGCGAGGAGATGGTGGCAGGTTCCGCCTCGGGCGGCGCGTCAACTGCAGCGGCCTCGGCCCGGACCGCCTCGCGTCCCACGATCTTGAGCATCACCGCCGCCGCGATCTGCATGGCTTCGCAGTCCCAGTAGTGGTTGGGCCGCTTGCCGATCTGTTCCCAGAGCCATTTGCTGCTTTTCCTCACGCGCTGCTCGCTCTCCATCTGGGCGAGGTATTCGTCCCCGGCGTCCTCCGGAATGTCCCAGGTGGCACCGCGTTCCGGGTCCTGGTTGCGCCGCAGCCGCGCGAGCATGTCCTTGATGTTGAGATTGGACCAGTAGAACACCGAGCAGCTCTGGCCTTTTCCGAGGACCACTTTGCGCCGGGGCGAATAGAAGCGGTGGATGGTTTTGCCGTCCTTGCCGCGGTGGATGTAGGTGGCGCGTTTGTCGCCCATGAGTGCGATCCAGTTTCTCCGGGCGCACTCGCGGTAGACGTCGTAGGTGGCATGGCCGGCGTCCACGAACACGAGATTGGGATGGATCGAGAACCGCTCCTGAATCGCTTCCACTTCCTCCCAGGTGGGCACGCGCTCGTGCCAGAGGAGGCGCGATGAGCCTTCGGCGGACCAGCCGCGCACAACTACATAGAAATGATCCATTTGGCAGTCCACCGTGAGGAACCGCAGCGGGGCGGCCACCTGCGCCGGATCAAAGGGGGCGCTGAGGAACTGGCCGCGCCGGTCCATCGCGCCCTCGTCGTCCCAGGTTTCGCCCAATCGGTATCCGCCGGGTGTGATCTCCAGCTTGAAATCTTCCAGGTAATCGCGCCAGGCAAGGCCGAGTCGCTTCTGGTAGAACTGGCGCAGGGGCTCCATGTCGCCCTTCCGCGCAATGGCCTTGGCCCGGAGGTAGAGCTCGGCGAGCCGGCCCCAGCTCATGGCGCAAAGGGCATTCCAGTGAAACCCCACGTTTTCCGCCGAGGCGTGAGGGTTGGTGGGGATGTAGCGGCCAGTGGTGTTCAGGGCTCGGCGCATGCGGTCGGTGTCCTCGAAGGCCTCGCCGCAGGCAGAGCACTGAAGCACGGTGGTTTCGCGCACGCGCGCGAAGTTCCATTCGCCGTCCTCGTCGCGCGCGTCCTTGCTCCACTCCACGTTCTCCCACTGAAACGGCTGGCGAGCCTTGCAGTGCGGGCAGTCGAACGTCCACTCCCGCATGTCCGTCGTCTCGAATTTGCGGTGAGTGTCGTCGTTCTCCTCGCCGCCCTGCGAAAGAAACAAACATTTTGCAAGCCAGCCGAAGGCAGTGACGCGCGCCTCGGCTTCGGCCATGTGACCCACGGGCCAGCGCCAGCATTCATCGCCGACCAACCAACGGATTGAGCGACGTTGGAGATTCGTCTTGTTGTTCGCTCCCAGCACCCACAGCGTCATACCGGAGCTGAAATATTTAGTGGCTGTCTTGATCTTGTGCCGGTCGCGCGGATAGAGGGCGGTCACCGCCGGGCACTCGTCGAAGATGGGGCCCAGCCTGCTCTCCGCCTGGTCCCGTGCGTCATCGTCCGTTTGGTCGAGCCACAGGGTGGGGCCAGGTAGATTTGCGATGATATAGCAGAGGCCGATTTCACCCACGGTGGTCTTGCTGGATTGGATCGAGGCGATGATCGACACGATCCGCACGCGCGGATCGACGAGGGCCTCAAGCGGCTCCTTGATCCAGGGCGAGTTGTCGGCGCGGAACCTGCCGGGTACCGGCGAATACGGAATGGCGTGGATGTGCTCCTCCGCCCAGGCCCACGGTGGCCGGCGGTCGGGTGGGCGCCAGGCGTTGCGCCAGATCTCTTCCAATGTGCTCACACACGAGCCGCGATGTCACTTCAGAGTGGCCTACTGCGTATTTACGCCCACTACTATGCGTTCGCGGCCCGAGTTCCTGCTATCGAATCAAAGGAAAAGTTTCATCTGTTTCGATTCGGGACATGAACGGCGAACGTTTTCCGCGCTTCTCATCTGAAACATGTTGCGCTCGACACCTGAAGTAACCCGCGAGCGCCCTCTAAAGCACCCATGAAGGTAGGCAGCCAGGCTCACAGCAGCAGACCACGCGCGATTCCGCTCGAGCGTCAAATAGGATTGGGGAGGCACCAACTCCTCATCTATCCAATGTGAAGCTTGCACGAGAGGAAGTCGCTCTCGATATGGTTGCACGTCATCAAGCTCAATTGCAAAAATCTCAGCTGTTCCCTTCGTGTATTCGTCGAATTGAACGCGGGTGCATCCCATGAACTTGTGGAATCTCTCCCAGATCTCATCACGATCGCCCGAATGTACCCTCTTGATCGTTGCCTCTCCGACAAGGCTCCTCACCGGGCCCGATGCATAGAGATTGACCCGATGCCCCGACCAGCGAGTCGAAAAGCGCCGCCGCAATTCGATCGTCTTCTTTCCCTCCAGGATTCTCTCAGCAAATTCGGGTTTAATGCTGAGCACGATCGAATTATCTAGGGAAAACCCTCCGAATGAGTAAAGCTGAGAAATCCGCGGAACTTTTTCAACAACTGCATGCCAAAACTTTGAAAATGGAGTCTGGCACCGCAATTCTTGATCGAATAATCGATATTGAACGTCGTTTACAGCTGCCGAACCGAAGCCGAACGAATTGAAGAAACCACCTTTCTCAGCCCAGAGTGATTCAGGGAGCGTGAAATGCACTGACTTGGCGTGATTCCTGAGCTCGAACGCCAATAGTGAAAAAAATACCTCACCGAGATGAGCGGAGTGAAGACTCTCATCGACCCGTAAATGGCAGATTTTCGCATCCGCACCTCGTTTGGCCACGGCCGAGACCACTGGATTCCCGTTCAGATAGCCAACAAGAGCAACCCGCTCCGAATTCTTTAATCCAGGAACCACCTTCTTTTTCAACCAAGCTCCGATTTTCGGATACATTGTTTCATTGGCCAAAATCAGGTTGCGAAAGTCACGAAGATGGTCGGTCTCGCAGATGGCATCGCCCTCCGCTAGCCGAACTACACGAAAATCGCTCTTGAGACACTCAATCATCGAATTGCCAGTGATGCTAGTGCTACGGCTGCTCATCTCCAAGCTTTAAATAATTTCGAGAGGGTGAGATTCTGGTTTGTATAGGGCTGCGCCATGATTCCAGTGGCTTTGGATCGCGGCTCTTTCGCGTCTTGTGACATTCGATAGAGTGTCAACCGCGCAAGCTTCTCATTGTCACTGAGCATCACCTCAACGTCGTGTCCGCGAAGCTCAAAAATGAGCGGTGTGCCTTGGGTGCCATCGGCACGCCCCTGTCCGAAGAGCGGATGAACGAAGCCGGCATAATGGATACGCATTTCGCCGATAGTCTCGTCGATCGCCCTGCAATAAATTGCGATTCCACTTGGCAAGGAGATTCTTTGTTTTGACCTCAAAATATAGAAGCAATCCTTCTTTATCGGCAGATACTGAAGCATCCCGTTCACGGACTCCGAAAATTGAATCGTCTTTGCCTGCTGAAGAGCCCAATATTTGCGCGGATTTGGTCTTTTACGCTCCGCGATCTCCCACAGGGAAATTGGTCCGGCCGACGGATCGCTCTTCGCGCAAAATGCGCAGCCACTTTGCTGAGGCGAGATTTGGGCATCTGATAGGTCCACTGTCAGACACCCGTCACCGCTTGTGCCGCTGCCGGATGGAAGAATTGCCGAATACGCATCACTTCCCTGAAGCTCGCAACTTTCAGGCCGTCCCAGGAATAATCGCAGCTGGGTCATCGCGATTCCTTGTTTAACCCGAACGGGAAACGTGATCGGCGTGATTTCGACCCAAAGCACACCTGAACCTTTATTCATGCAGCAAGGTTGAAATTCTTCATAGCAGTCCATGCCGTCGACGATGAGCCGAGCCAACACATCGACTCGGCCGATCGAGCTCTTCGCCGTGGCTTGCCCGTAGAGATGCGATGTCCTCACCTTTGCTCCAAGGCTCTGCTCAAGCCGAAATAGGTAGGTATGCTTAGGCTTCAAGACAAAGGTGTCCCGTCCAGTTGGCTTCAATTGTTCGAACAGGCTCTCCGCACCGGCGACGAGCGAGCCGTAGTCGTTCCCGAAAGGTTTGATGGCTCCGTGTGGCAAAAAATATCCTTCGCCAGACAATGTGAGATCCAACGAAGAGTGATCAAACAGCTCGTCGCCCCTTTTTCCCTTTAAATACCCTGTAGCAAAAAGTTTTCGGAGCTGCGATTTGCACAACACTCCGGGAATCCATCCTGAGAAGTCGGAGCCAGGCATTCGAATAGTTTGTCGTTTTGTGGTGGGCAGTCAAGCCCTGAGACTGTATTCGCCAAGGAGGCGCGGCGATGAACTTTGGCCCTCTACCAGGGAGCACTGATCAGCTTCAAAAGCATCCGGATCGCATACCCCCTCGGCGTGGCCCTCGCCTGCTCCCAGTTCTCCAGCGTGCGCTTGCTGATGCCCAGGGTGCCCGCCGCGTCCCGCTGGCTGTAGCCCTTCCGGTCGCGCCACTCCTGCAGCAGCCGCGCGAACTTGCGTGGGGTGATACCCTTGGGGAGCTTCATGGACATGGGCGAATCAGGCATACGCAGCAAGCGGAGTCAACCGAATTGACACCGCCCCACCCGCGTGAGCATCTCAGTCCACTGCGCCCATACGGCGCTGCTTGATCCAAACACATTGCAGCCGAACCCCGCGAATCCCAATCGCCACAGCGCGCACCAGATCCAGTTGCTCGCCTCCATCATCCAGGAACAAGGCTGGCGCAATCCAATCACCGTGAGCAAGCGCAGCGGGTTGGTGGTGAGAGGGCACGGACGCCTCGAAGCTGCGCTGCTCATCGGCTGCGAGGTTGTGCCGGTGGATGAGCAGGATTATGCGAGCGAAGCCGAGGAACTCGCCGACTTGCTCGCCGACAACCGCCTCGCCGAACTTGCGGAGCTGGATGAGGCGGAACTCAAGCGCCTACTGAAGTCCATCCAGGAGAGCGATCCCTCGTTCGATCTCGAACTCACCGGCTTCATGGAGGACGAGATTCGGAAGCTCTTCGAGGACGAGGACGCTGCGGACGATCTCGAAACCATTCCCCGCATGGAGTGCCAGGCCTTTGAGCACCACGACTACCTCGTCTTCATGTTCCACGACCTGCGCGACTGGATGCAGGCGCTCCAGCTCATGGGCGTGAGGGAAGTTGACTACTCGATCACTCGAACAACTAAGAAGCTCGGAACCGGAAGAGTGCTTTATGGAAAACGACTCCTCGAACTCTGCAAACGCGCAGCCTTGGCCGGAACTCCGGCCACTGAGCCTGCGCCTGGTGATCCTGAGCCGCAGCCGGTCCAGAACGATGACCAGCCATCGGCTGTTCCCGTCGGCCACTCTCGTAGTGCCCGAAAGCGAGCTTGAGGCCTACGCCGCCATTCCGCTGGAGAAAGTCACCGTGCCTGACGCGATCATGGGCATCAGTGCGTTGCGCAACCAACTACTGCGGATGTTCAGCGAAGACGCCATCGTCATGCTCGATGACGACATCAGCGCGTGCGTCTGCATGGTGAGCCTGCGCTGCCGGAAGCTCTCGGTGGAGGAGACGCTCGCCATGCTGCGGAATACGGCATTCTGCGCGCGCGGGGCCGGCGCCCGGCTGTTCGGCTGGCATCAACGGAGCGATCCGCGGCTGCTCCAGCGCAACGATCCGTTCGGCGTGAACCACTGGGTGGGCGGGGCCGTGGGCGTGGCGCGTGACGAACACGGCGGCGTGCCCAAGTGGGACGAGCTACTCAAGTGCAAGTGCGACATCGACGCCACGCTACAGGAACTGCTCGACAACCGCCTGGTCTGGAACGAGGCGCGGTTCTGCTTCGTGCAGGAACGCGACAAGAACCTGGGCGGCAACTCTCTGTTCCGATCGGCGGACCGGATTGCCGCTGAGAAGCGCCATCTCAAGCGCAAATGGAAGGCCCACATCAAGTTCGAGAACTACAAGAGTCAGGAGCGGGTGGCGATGGATGCGCCGAGGAGGCAAAGCGTGGCCTTGAACTGACCCGCAATACGCGGGCCTACTCACGCATCTCCCAGGAACCGCGTGGGCAGGCGAGTTTCAACCACTTGGCCATTCGCTCGCTCCACTCGGTAGGCAGCAGCATGTGCTCGCGAGGTCACCACCTCCGCAAGTTCAGAGCCTCGAAAGTGGAGGGCAACTCCATCGTCGGCTGCGTAACCCCATTGGAGTCCATCGTTGATCAACCGATGATAGGTCGGCCGACGCTGCGCCTCCCCGTCATAGTGCGGGCAGGCCGTGGCATCAATGAATCCCAATCCGTCGGCAAGCGCCTCAAGGTTTCCAAAGGAATCGGTGACCCCTCCGCGGAACCAGCAGAGCATGCCGGCACTCACTCCGCACAGAATTGCTCCGCGCGACCATGCCTCACGCAGCGCCTTGTCCAAGCCGTGCACGCGCCACATGGCCAGCAGGTTTGCGGTGTTTCCACCTCCGACGTAGATGATGTCCTGGTCAGCGACGAACGCTTCGATTTCGGACGACCTTGATGGCCGCCGCGGCAGCGAGCCCGGGTCGAACAGTGTCAGGTCCGTGGCGACGGCCCGCCCGCTGAAGGCCCGGTAGAAGCTTACGAGATAGGCGGCCGAATCGGCGCTGGCGGTGGGAACGAAACATACCTTCGCCGGCTGACGCGCTGAAAGCGACAGAATGAAGTCATCCATGAGCGTGTTGTCGGACTCGACGGAGAAGCCGCCGCCTCCCATCGCGACGATATGGCCTGGGCTACTTGGAGTCTTCATTTTGTTGACGCGCTTATTGCCATGACTTCTACGACTCGTCGAGGGGCCGATGAATGATCGGCCTGTGATTCGCCCGCACCCCCGGGCACCCCCCATTCCCGGCGACTATCCCCAGCCTGCGGACCAAAATGGCGTGTCCTTCGGATGGACTCACGCAGCCAAGTTGACGAGGCTCCTTCCATGAACGCTTTCCTTCTACCACCCGACCCCATGCAACTGCGCACAGCACGCGGCTACAATTTTGGCGAAGTGAGTTCTGCCATGCAGAAGGCCGTCCGTCGCGCCGACGTGAAGCTCGCCGGGTATTGGGCGCTTGAGCTCTGGGCCAGTGGATTCGGCCGCTACGTCTGGAAGCGGCTGCTCACGATCAGCGCGGAGGATTGCTGGGGGATCATCACTCAGGAAGTGAAGGCGCTGCACGACGGCTACCTGGTCGTGAACGAGAACGTGCCAGCTCGCCAGCCCAAGGGCCGCATCTTCATCAGCAAGGCGGTGATCCTGCTGTGTCTGGCCAAGAAGAGTCGGGACGCAGACCACCTACAGAACTTCGTTTACGATCAGAAGGCGGGGCTTGAGGAGAAGAAGCTCGCCAAGGCGCTGGAGCAGGCTGGAGACTACGTGCCGATTCCGGATTACGCGTATGACTGCCACACGGCGAGGGGCAAGAAGATGGGCCGGACGAAAGCGGATTTCTTCAAGGCGGAGCAGAAGGCGCTCAAGCCGTTTCAGCCGGGGTTGTTTGATGATCTAATTGACGAGTGACTGATTTGACGGGCACCAAGGCCCTCGCTACTTTTCGAGGCGCACGGTCACCTTCGTCGCTTCTCCCGGCTTAAGGATTCCAACGGGCGCCGATGCCGAGGCATTGCGGACGTTGGGGAAATCTAGGCCAGGGGCAATGACCAGGACCTTTCCGACATCGAACAGCGGCGGCAATCCGCGAAGCGTCGCGTGTCCCTGCGCATCGGTGAAAATGTAAATGCTTTTTACCTCGTCAGTTTTGGGAAGATAGGTCTTTCCGGAAAGCGTCTCCTGGAGGTTGGCGGGAGGCGAAAGCATGAATCCGCGGACGTCATTGAAGAAGAGCACCCAGCCTTGGAAACCATCCGTCGTGAAGGAGAGCGACTTCATGACCGCGGCTCCAGATGCCGGACCGCCACTCGCGTCGAGCACGGTGACTTCACAGGTGGCGGTGGGCTGCATGGGAATCACCAGACCGTCGCGGGACTGGGAAATGAGGCCGGCCGACCAGATGCGAATCCGGCCGCCGTCCGCTCTGGGTTCGAGGGGCGACATCCAACTATCTGCCACGACGAGGAATCGGAAGTATCCTGGAGGGAGCGAGTGAAATTCGAAAGAGCCATCTTCGCGCACGGGCGTCGAATCGCTCCAGGTGAGTTTGTTCAGGGGGCCGTTAAACTCCGCGGAGACAAAGACGAGAACCTGCGCATCCTTCACGGGGCGGGGCATCTCATCGGCGACACGTCCGGCAAGGCGGATGCCGGGCTTCAGTGATGCCGTGACTTCCCTGGCCTCGCCCGATTTGATTTGGGTGGAGAAAGCGGGACTGAAACAATGGGTTCCCTCCGGTGTCCGCCAGCCCACCTGCAAATTCCTCGTGCCAGTGGCAAAACTCTGCTGGTGGAGTCCATCCCTCAGAAAACTCGTGTGGACGGTGGCGAGATCATCCGGCTGGTCACCGCAGGCAATGGTGTATACTGTTTTCGCTGGGACGGGCTTACCCTCGTACATGACCCGGACGTGGAGACGTCCCGGCGGCAGTTCGCCGGAAGCAGGCGGCAGCATTCTCTTGAAAAGCGCAGCTTCGCCGTCGCGATAAGGCTGAAGTTTCATGGTGCCGTTCTCCATCAGGTCGGCATAAGCCGCGGTCACGACCCCGGTCTCATTGGCCACGACGACCGAGGCGTTGTCGGCACAAGCGGGCAGAATGCAGCGGCCATTCGTGTCAGTGGTGCCGGAGAATTCGGGATGGCTGCGGTTCACCGAGATCTCCACCAGACGAGAGATGTTGCTGTCCGCGCTGGAGGCTTTCCGCGCCACGGAAGGACGGGTCCAGGCCACATGGACACCGGCATTGGCGACGGGACTGCCATCTTCCTTCGTCACGGTAATCGTTGTGGGCGGGCGCTCCTGCAGCGACAGCGCGATCGTGGCATTCCCATTTTTTGGATCCACGGGAGCGGTCATGACGGGGACGTGACCTTCGCATCTCACGCGGAACATCAGCAGCTCGTTCTCGTATTCACGAACATGGGCTGCATAATCGCCTTCGACAGCGCCCGCTTTGACGGTTGCATGACTGATCGTCCACATCGGGCGTGGCGGCGCAGGAGCTTCCTGGGGAATCTTGGGAAACTGTCGCAAGACAATACCGGTGTCGATGGTGCAGCCGGGCAAAGGCCTGCCGGTGCGGGCGGAAGTCACCTTGAGCATGATGACGGGGGGAGGCGGTATCGGACGCAGAACCAGCGTTGTCTCCTCGCCGACCCTCACTTTTTGGTCCAGCAGCAGATAGCCAACCATGCGCACTTCGGCGACCACTTCATCTTCGGGCGCTTCGTCCCAAGTGACCCTGCCATCTTCCCCGGGTTTGGCGGACCAGAGGCGGTCACTGTTCGGCTTCGCTTCGGCCACAGACTTGAAATTCACCAGGCCCTTCGTCACCGGTCGTCCCTGTTCATCGCGAATCTTGAGCGTGAGTGTCTTCGCCGGTTTCAGGGTGAAGTCTACAGTTTGGTCCGCGAAGAGGACCACGCGCTGCAGCAGGAGTGCAAAGCCCCTGGCGCGCACCCGCATGGCAAAGTCTCCGGGGCGCGCGGTCTTGAGCTCGTATTTTCCATCGGCATCGGCGGTCGCCTTGGGGTCCGCGCCATGGTTGAGCGTGAGACGCTCGAGGGTCGCGCCGGCAAGGCCCTTGCCCTGCTCATCACGCACGGTGCCACGCATGGCATGACCGCGCTTCAGGGTGAGCGTTGCCGTTTGATTGCGGAAGGAGGCATCACTGCCGTAATCGGGCACCGTGCTGCTGACATCGGCGAAGAGATATTCGGGGTGCGTGATGTAGAGGCGGTAGGTGTCCTTGCCCGGGCCGTTCTTATACGTCAAAGGCTCCACGCCGATGGGCACGCCATCGAGATGCCAGCGGCCCTCAAGGTCGGATTCCACGCGTTCAGACCTTTTGCCTGCTTCCGGAAGAATGGACTTCACCTGGCGGTCATAGGGGCGACTGAAACTGACTTCGATCTTCGCGCCCTCGATGGGTTGGCCCTGCTCATCCACAATGAGGCCTCCGATGAGGGATACGGAAGGATGCACGACGGGATCGCTCTGGCCCGCAACCGGATCCGGTGTGGGGCTGGTCTTGGGTGCGGGCGTGTCCTGCGAAAATCCTGCCATCGCAACGATGAGCAGCGTGGCCCCACTCAACAGGGTCGCCCGGAGTGTCGCAGGTCGATGTCCCACAATGGCCGCGAGCCGCTGGCGGAGCCGCCTTCCCTGGCTCGTGGCGCCAATGAGTGACGGCACCCACAGAAGCGAAAGTCCCACGGCGCAGGCATGCGAAGCCAAATCGAGAAGCAGCGCGCCGTAGGTTGGAGCAGTGTCCGGGCCTGTGCGCCGGAGCACCCAATCGTCTGTCGCTACCTCCGCCTCCCGCCGCAATCGGCTCCACGCAATCCAAAGCACCGGATTCCACCAGTGCATGCCCAACAGCAAGGAGGCGGCCATCTGCACGAGAGTGTCGCGCCGCTTCACATGGCCCAATTCGTGAAGGAGGAGGAGGCGCAACTTGTGGGCGGAAAGGCCGGACTCCAGTGCCCGCGGGATCAAGATGACTGGGCGTGCCACTCCGCAGACCGCGGGGACGGCGAGGTGATCCGAATACCTCAATTGAACCCGCGTCCTCACGCCGGCCTCGCCCAAGCATGTTGTCAGCAGCGCTTGCACTTGGGGCGCGACGTCTGATGCTCCGGCGAGAACGCGGCGCCTGAAGCGCCACCACGCTCCAGCCAGGGCGACCCACCATGCGACGGCGCCGACGAGCCAGATGCTGACGAGGACGCCGGACCACGAACGATTGGGCTGTAGCCTGATTTGCGTTCTGACAGCGGTCCCGGGGATGGCGGCGGTGGATTCGGGATTGTCCGTCTTTCTGCCTAACACCGACGCACGCGCTACAGGTGCAGAGGGTGAAGGCTCGCTGAAGGCGGTCAAGACATCGACGTTGAGCGGGACATTGCTGGGAACGAACGGATAAGATTTCTCCTTCGCGGATGCGATAGTATCGGGCAGCAGGCGGCTGAAGTTCCACGACCATCCAGGGACGGGGACATCGGGGAGGATGAGCCGCACGAACACGGCGCACCAGAGGACGTGCCGCCATGGCGACGACAGCCAGCGCCGCGGCAGAAGGCAGAGCAACGCCACGGCAAAGGCGAGCAATGAGGCCTTGGCGGACTGCGCCGCCAGATCGCGAAGCGATGGAAGCACGATTTCGTGAAGGAAGTTCATGGCGGATCAGGATTAGGATGAAGGACCGGACTTGCGCTCGGCCTGCTTGAGCAGCGCACGGAGATCGGAGAGTTCCTGTGGCATGAGCTTCTGGTGCTCGAGGCAGTGCGCCACCATGGGCAATAGCGCGCCGTTGAACAGACGGTCGAGAAATCCACGGGTTTCTCGCGCAACGCAGCTTTCACGGGGGGCCACAGGTGCGTAGTTCCAACGGCGTCCCTCCCCCTCGGTGACGATGGCGCCTTTTGCGATGAGCCTGCCAAGGAGGGTCATGACGGTGGCGCGCTTCCAGCGGCGGGTTTTCTCAAGGGCCGCGCAGAGCTCCGGGGAGGTCCGAGGGGATGTCTCCCATAGCAGTTCCATGACAGCCCACTCGGCTTCCGAGATCGAGAACGGGAGTGTCGTTGCAGCGCGAGACCCGATTCGATTTCTCGATTTTCTGCTCATGGGAGTCATCCTGGCAGGAACGTTTACAAGTGTCAACACAAACTCAGGCAGGCAGTGCAAATCCCCAATCGAAGCAGATGGCAACGCGATTCGTGAGGGCATGGCCAAACGATGACGGTCGCAACAAGGAAGCCGATGGTCTCAACAAGTGGATGAGAGGGTCGGGAATACCTCCACACCATTCGTGGGCGGCGTGAGTCTCAAACGCATTTCCAACCAATCCACGCGGCACATTTTCGGTCACCCGATTCCTCCCCGTGAATCCGAGAACCCACGCGATCAAATAACCGCGTCACGCGCCCAAACCAGCGGCGCTCGGCCCGCGGAATAAGGAAGGCCGATGAACCGACAAATGGTGCCAAATTCGGTGCGACAAAAAGTTGGACGGTCAAGAGGCTCAGGGGTGCCCAGCATGGGCCACGAACCCAAGTCAATGAACTCCAACCCTACGAACGCCATGAGTGCCATCGCCACTGAACCCGCCGCCATCCGCCCGAAAGTCGGTCAATACAAGGGCCACCCGATGATCATCCTCAACCCGGATGATCGCTTCCCGTTCCAGTTCGGCCTCAACAAGGCCCGCCTGATCCTCCAGCACATCGATGAGATCCGCGGCTTTGTGGAAACCACGGAGCGCGCCACCGCCCCTGCGGAAGCCGCTGCTGCCTGATGCGTCCTTGTGCGGCCCAATCATACGCAAGCTGCGGATGGATGGGCCGCGCCCCTCTGAATGACACCACGCCATGACTATGAACCCATCCATCAATGAAGACGCCGCCTGCTTTGCCGACGCGCTGGAGGCCTTCGCAGACCTCTCTCCGAAAGATCAAATCACGCTGCTCGCCGATCTGCGCGCCGGCCAAGGCAGCACGGCCGGGATCAATGCCGTGCGCCACGCCCTGGCCGATGCCGTGGACGGCGCCTTTGACGAAGACATCGCCGACGCCCTGCGAGCCGGCACGCCCGAAGCCAACCCTTCACCCCTCTGAACCACCCATGAACTCCATCATCACTAAACCGATGCTCGCCGGCAAGTGCGAGCAGATGAGCGCCCTGCGCTTTCCCGTGCTCGCCACTCCGAAACTGGACGGCATCCGCTGCCTGAAAATCAATGGCCGCGCCGTGAGCCGGAGCTTCAAGCCGATCAGCAACTCATTTATCCGCGCCTGGATCGAGACGCATTTGCCAGACGGCGTGGATGGCGAACTGATCGTCAAGGGCGTGCCCTTCTGTGAAGTGGCAGGGCACGTTGGGCGGGAGGGCGGCCAGCCGCACTTCACGTTCATGGTGTTCGACTTCGTGATGGAGTCAGCCCATGTGGCCTATGAGCGGCGCATGCGCGATCTGGCCAAGCTCGCCGCGGAACTTGGCGCTGCCGTGCGTGAAGCCCGAGACCGCGGTGACATAGTTCTCGATCATTTCGAGCCGGTGCTGCCCGTGGAGATCAACTCGCTGGTCGAGTTGGAAACGTTTGAGCAGAAGTGCATCGATGAGGGCTATGAGGGCGTGATGGTGAGGACGCCCGATTCTCCCTACAAATGCGGCCGGTCCACCGAGCGCGAAGGCTGGCTGCTCAAGATCAAGCGATTCGAAGACGCGGAGGCCATCGTGTTGGACACCTACGAGGGGCTGACGAACAACAACCCCGCCGAGAAAGACGCCTTTGGGCGCACCAAGCGATCCAGCTGCATGGAGAATAAGGTGGGCCGGGGAGAACTCGGCGGGTTCGTCGTGCGCCACGCGGCCACGGGCGTGGAATTCCGCTTGGGCTACAACCACGTGCTCGGGGGCATCGACCGAGTTGTGCTCTGGGAGCAGCGCCATTCTTTGCCGGGCAAGCTCGTGAAGTTCGCCCACCAGCCGAGCGGCGCGAAGGAAGCGCCGCGCTTTCCCAAGTTCATCGGGTTTAGGGAGACATGGGATCTGTGAAGGAATCACGCGCCAAAACGCACCTGATAAAGGTGATCAATTTGGCGCGACAACACGAGGCACGGTGAAGAGGCTTTCATCGCACCCAAGTCCAACCCGCCAAACTTTTGTCTCAATTGTCCGCAACTAACGTATAGCCGATGAAGCCCGCCGACAAGCAAGCCGCCTCCATCCAGTGGGGCATCGAACTCGAAACGCGCATCCCGCTCCGCCAGCTCAACAATGGGCTGTGTGTGGGCGGTTATCATTGCGGCCTGCCCGTGAGAGCGGGCATTGACGCCCAGAGCGGTGTAGCCCTCAGCGCCCCGCTCTTCAAGGGGGAGTCATGGAAGGGCGAGCGCGACGGCTCCATCACCTGTGACGTTGACCAGTCGCCCTGCGAATTTGTGTCCCCGATTCTTCATGGGGAAGACGGAGTGGAACACTTGGAAAAGTTCGTGGAATGGCTCAATGCCATCGGCGCATCGGTGAACGCCTCCTGCGGCTGCCACATCACCGTGGGCATTGAATCGATCATCGGCTCCACGGAGCTTGAGAAAGTCAGCACGTTCATCCGCAATCTGGCCCACATCGCCCGATGGCACGCCCGCAGCTTATACGGTCAGACGGGCACTGACCGCCACCTGAACAATTACAGCCACCCCCTGTTCGAGGAAACCGGGGCCCAGATGCGCAAGCTGGTGACCAGCGAGGAGGAACGGGTGAAGGCGGAGTGCGCCAACCAGTGCGGGAGAGGGATGGTGAACTTCAAGAAGGCGTTTCGGAAGGACAGGGACGGGAGGTTCATCGGGGTGGTGGAGTTCCGGGTGTTTGCCGGCACCACCAGCATCGAGAAGATCATGCATCACTTGGGCAGCGTGCTCGGGTTGTGCCGGCGGGCCGCCACGGTGGAATGCCTCGGCGGGTTCAAGAAGAACGCCATCCAGCAGAAGCGAACGGCCACGGCGAAGGACGGCCTGCGGTTCCTCTGGGATTACCTCGGGTGGACGGGAAGCGCGCGGCCGGTGGCCCTCGGGTTGTTCGGCACCCTCCACTCGCAGTTCCGCTCCTACCGGAAAGAAGCCGAGCGGCTCTGCGCCCAGTTCGATGCCCGGTTCCCTGACGCCGCCCTCTGACCTTTTCCAGCCTGATTACGAAGCTCACCACGCATCACGCCGCCCCAGCCAATACCGGAATACCAACCCAAGCCCACCCCAACCATGTGTGTCATCCTCGTTTGTCCCCCCAAAGTTCGTCCTGCCGTCGCCACCCTGTATGCCTGTCACGCTGCCAATCCGCACGGTGCGGGGGTGGCATGGCGGGAGAACGGGAAGATCCGCTGGGTGAAGAACCTCGGCCCCGGCAAATTGATGATGAAGTTGCGGGAACTGCCGCCCGGCGAAGTGGTGATCCATTTCCGGTGGGCAAGCGTGGGTGGGGTGGATGCGCGGCTGTGCCATCCGTTCCCGGTCACGCCGAAAGCGCCGATCTCCCTGAGCGGGGCGGCGGAGTCCGTGCTGTTCCACAACGGCACTTGGGCCGGGTTTGAAGACGCCCTGGACCGCCTGCAGCAGGCCGGGGTGGAACTGCCCCGCCCGCCGATCAGTGATAGCCGCGCCGCCGCGCTCCTCGTGAATGCAACCCAGCCGGACGTGCTCAAGCGCCTGCCGGGCAAATGGGTGTGGATGGGAGCCGCGGATACCAAGCTCTTCGGCGAGTGGCAGACGTGGGGCGGGATGCGCTGCTCGAACACCTATTTCCTGCCGCGCATCCGCCGGCGGCCCATCGCTCCTCTTTCGCGCCAAAGTCATACGCAAGCTGCGGACAACCGACCGTGCCATCAGCCCGCCCTCTTTTCCATGCCTGATGAGGCATGAAACCCGAAACCAGAACCCGAACCAACCAACCCGAAATATGAAACTGTTCAAAGTGATAGCCAGCAAGGCCGGGCGCGTCGCCTTCGACGACCGCATCGAGGCCGATTCGCCGAGGGAGGCGCGCGAGCAGATGCGCACGCTCCTCGGACTCAAGAGCCTGACCGGTGTGGTGTATGCCATCACGGAAATCCCGGTCGAACTGATCCAGAGCATCGTGGATGCGCGGCTCACTGAGGCCCTGCAGCGGCTTCGTGGCGGCGAGGCTCCACAGGGAGTCGAGAACATGATCCGGCCGATTGTCTCTGAGGAGATCAGAGCGCAACTCGCCGGTCTGCGGGAGCAACTTGCCGCCATCAGCCAGCCGGCGGAACCGGAGGCGCCCTCGCGGTATGATGCGTTCACTGCGGCCGCCGAGGTTCCGGTGCCTTTCGAGGTCGTCGAATCGCCCGCCGGCCGGAATGGCCGGGGCAACCGGGCCAAGAAGCGCCGGGGCCGCCCGAGCGTCACGACCAACGGGCAACCGGTGGACTGGAAGGCGGTGAAGCGCCTCTACGTGCGCAACCGCAGCATCAAGCAGACGGCAGCTCACTTCGAGTTGTCGCCCAATTCCGTGAAGGCGCGCTGCCGCCGGGAGGGCTGGGGCAAATGAACCCGCGGCTCTCGATCACGAAGTATGGCAGCCGCCATTGGGCCGTGTGGCTCGATGGCGAGCTGCTGGCAGTAACGCTCTACCTCAAGGGGGCACAGGCCATTGCCGCAGCGATTACGAAGCTCTCCACGCATCACGGAAGGGAGGTCAATCATGCCACCCAAGCAGCTTGATCGTGCGCTCAAACAAGCTCCGTCCCCGATGAACTGGCGGCCGCTGAGTGCTGACGATCTCATCGGGCAGGCGCGGAGGGTGGCGCAGACGCAGATGACCAAGGTGAAACGGCTGCAGGCCGATGCGCGGGGGCAGGGAGCGCGGGGGACGATGAAGCTCCTGCTCTACGGTCCACCGGGCGTGGGCAAAACCAGCGTAGTGGAGTTGATCGCGCGGGAACTTACCGGCTCATCGCTCGCTGTGGAAGATTTCAACGGCCGTGAAGTGACGGTGGATCTCGTGCGGGAGTGGATGAAGGCGCTGCCGTATGGCTCGCTGTTCAGTTCATGGTCGGTGCGGATCGTGAACGAACTCGACCGGTGTAGCCGGGAAGCTCAAGATCTGCTGCTCACATACTTGGATCGCCTCCCGCCAGGGCGTGCGTTCCTCGGCACGAGCAACCTGCAGCTCGACCTGCTCACGGAGCGGTTCCAGACGCGATTTCAAGCGATCAAGCTGCTGCCGCCCAGCACGGAAGAACTCGCTGCGTTCATCATCGCGCGCTGGCCGGTGGCCAGGTCCGTCGCAGCACAGATCGCGGTGGGCAGCGGCGGATGCGTCCGAGCCGCGCTCGCCGATCTGGAGTCTTGGTTTGATCAGAATCAACTCCAGTGA